ATGCACGAGTCAAGACAGCACCGAGAAGAATAGATAACGCTGAATCAATGCCGAACATGCCGAGAAGTCCGAGCATTGGCATAGTTGACGCTTGATTTAGTGCAGTATTGATGTATTCGCTAAGTAAAGTTTGCACAGCAGTTGCAGAAACAAGACCAATACCAAGACTTGTTAAAAGCGATCGGAAAGAGTTGTTAGCAAATAAATCAAGGATGTTGTAAAGCAATTTACCCATTAGCTTTTCCTCCCTGCGACAATAAAGACAGAAGAAATTGAAGCCAATGCAATCACTGAATATTCCACAACCCAAGACCATTCACAGATAAATTCGTAATTCATTATTGTGATTTCTTTCGATTGACCACCGAATGAAATATTAACAGTCGTAGGCGCTGGGCATGTTTTGCCGAAATTCACATTGACTGTTTGCGGTGTGATCGGTGTATCAGGCAAAGTAATATCTGATGTATCACGGTTTGGTAAATCTTCCTCTTTCATCCAGTCAAAATATTCTGTAACAGTCGCCCACGCTGATGTAAATGCATTAGTAGCTGTTTCCCACCAGTTTACTAACAGTGTGGGAAAATTAATTACTACGTTCGCAGCTTCGCAGACTTGAGGCGCCCATCCGCAGAAAGCAGGGAATTCTAAAGATATGTCTGTAGCTTCAGGATTTGCTGTGTTTGGTTCTGCTGTTCCAGTTGCTTCGTTTGCGCCCTCAGCAGTTTGCGTTTGTGCATTTGCATCAAATTGATTTGCAACGTCCTGAGCCATGGCACCGCCTTTTGCTACTTCTGCATCTATTGCTTCACCGACGTATCCGCCTGCACGTGCATCGGTTTCGGCGTCAGAAATTATTTGATCGGCGACAGTTGTATAGGGTATAGATTTTTCGCGTTCATCAAGAGTAGGCTCTACAGCGGTTAAAATTGTTGTTGATACGTACGGAGAATCTTCACTAGATGAAAAAACACAGTCAGCGGCAGTACCGTGTTCATTAACTTGTACAGATATATAATATTTTGAATGTGCTTGAGTGTATGATTTGCATGCTTCTTCTGCTGAGTTATAACGCACATCAGAATCAACATTAACCCAAAGGTATCTACCATCGGGATAGTATATAACTCTGTTATTTTCGGCATCCATGACGTAATCAACAGCGCCAATCAGCGCTTGAATAGCCAGATCGACAGCTACAACCGCACCAGTCCTTACAATTGCTTTACTTACAATGTCAGTTGTGGGCTTGATGCGTGCTACTGATGTTTTTGCAACATTAGCGCCGTTAATGACGGCAGTTTTTGCACCGTTATAAACTCGTGTTGCACCTTCCATTGCACGATCTGTTATTGTCCAGCCATTTAGAACAGTGTTTGCCAATGCATATGCTGGGGCAAATGCCAATACACATGATAAAAATATCAACTGCCATTTTTTTAATATCTTTTTCATGTATACACTCACATTAAAATACGCATTGCCTGCCAAAAAATGAATACAAACAGCCAATTTGCTATATTTGCTTCTTCCATATCACCCTCTATAAACTGTGCGCTTTCTCCGCTCCACAAGGTCGCAGAGTAGCGCACAGTTATTTTTTTGATCGTGATTAACGAACAGCACCACGAGATTTACGAAGTACACTGATCGTTGCAGTCAAACCGATGAACGCTAGACCCGCAGTGATTGCAAAGCCCTCACCACTTGCAATGTTTGCAAGTAGATCAGTCGTGTCAAATGTAATCGCTGCATTAGCAGAAGAAGCACCAACCAAAGCACCAGCAGACGCTAAGGCAACACCAGCTTTTTTAAGTAAGCCAAACTTATTTTGTGTGTTTTCCATGTGAAAACCCTCTATTTAACTGCATAGCGAGATTTTTTTAGAATCCAGCATATTGAATAAAAACTAGCAATCGCTATGCATAATTCTGCTGATTGCGAGCTTGTGATAGCAAAGTCTGTTAGCGTTAAAGTTGAAATCCACGAATCACATTGATTGGTAGCCGTGTTTAATGTTTCACAGACATAAGCCATTTTTTAAAATCCTTAGTCATCACAAAGTTTTTGATGATTTTCTAATTCATTTTTAGATGAAAATTCTTGATCGCATTTTTCACATAAAAAGACTGGACGAAACCATGAATAAATAATCAAGCTTTGCTATCCTTCAAATCAAAGTTGAGCGCCACCAATTGCGCCACTGGCGTTTTTTTAGTGAAATCCCAGTTGAAAATAAGCTCAGCCTGTGCAGGCAATTTTGATGACATATGCAAATAGTCATTGAAGAACTGAGCGCCTTTAATTTTGTAATCAGTCGATTTTTGTCCGATAGCGCCTTGCTGTTTTTCTTGATCTGAATAATCTTGCAACACGGTAACAACCGTATTAGAGAACGTGATGTTATCGCCGTTATCTGCTTTGAAATCGCCCGCTGATTTTCGGATACCAGTTACAACCATGATCGGATGTTGTGTATTTTGAGTCATAAGGACCACCTGTATTAAGCTACGTTATTGAATTGCGAAACTGGCTTTTCATACCAATCTGGCAACTGCTGGTTAAAATCAATATCAACAAGTTTGATAAATGGAATGATGTTTTTAGACTTCTCATCATGAAGGTTTTGCAAATATGCTTTAGAAAATCCGCAAGCACAGAGATCAGAAACGAGCTTGTAAAATGCTGTTTTTGAATAAGTGCGATGGATTTCATCAAGTCCTTTTTCACGGATAAGCAAGAATGCAGAAAACAAATTTCTGACCCGTGTTTGTGAAACTTTTCCACTATTTGTAATTACAATGTCTGATGTTTCAATGGCTTGTAATACGCTCGCATCGTCAGTTATCTTCATTGTCTGCCCTCTCAGTGCATCGAATAATTTGCTGGTCGCTTGAGTCCAAAGTGTTTGGAGTAAATTTGGGTGATCTTTTTGGAACTGGATAAGTTGAAATAGGTTTGTAGGTATGTTGTTGCGTTCTAGCCAGCGTTTTTTAAGGCGTGATTCAAAGCGTATTAAGCCGACAGTCCAATTGATTAGATTTTGATTGCTCATAACTTCGATAACACGTTGCGCTGATTTATCGTTTTTCTTAGCAAGTGCCTTGTATTCTTCAAACTGTGCAATGAATTCATCATGCTTCAAGTAGCATTTATGATTGACTAATCGGGAATTTTTACCTCCCCAATAAACAGACGTATCAAATTTTTTATTAGATAGTCGAGTCTGTCCGTTGCTAACACGACTCATAAAATCAAGAACTTTGTGTGCTGTGTTTTGATCTTTAACACGAGCGGAATACGTAACATCAATATGCATGACTTCGGCTAGTTGATAATCAAGCATACAAGCAAGGCTTGGATAGGCTTCATGCAAATAGCCGATCATTTCAAATGCACCCTGCTCGATGTCATCTAGTCCAAATACGTTATGACCCTGCAATAATTTTGCAGGTGATGCTTTGATTTCAACGTAAGGCGGTGTATATGAATCGAAAAATACTTTCATCGCCATGCCAGTGTAATTTGTTGCTAAAGATTCATAGGGATGAAATAAAGCACTTGCTGAAATTGAGCCATCATCGTTTTTATGAACTGAGCGTGATGCTAAAGGAACTTCGATTTTATGAATATCTACATCAACAAAGAAAAAACGCCCCTCGGAATCGACTTGAAAGAAAGAAGATTCAAATGGGATATGTATTCTTAGATGATCTAGCATAGTTAGCTCACAATTTTACATGTATACATGTTTCTTGAATGAGCGAAAATTAACATGAATACATGTTTCTTGTAAAGCACGTATACATGTTTATGTAAAATAATTAGAGTTATGTTTTTTTTGGGCTTAGAAAATGGCTGATATGCTTAGGTTGAACGATAGAGAAAAAGAGCTTTTGAGAAACAAAGCCGTAGAGATAAATAAAAAATTGATCAGCCAAAAACGAGAGCCAATCAAAGATACCGAGCTAGCGCATATTGTTTTACAAAGTGCGATTGATCTTGTGGAAGTATCAGAAAGTGGGAAAGTGTCTATTGCAAGATGAACATTGAATTATTTTTAGTGAAAACAGCACTCACAATTATCGTTATTCTGTGGGTAGTGATCAGATTAGCTAAATGCTTAAACAGTGATCAAAATTGCATCATCAAAACACTGATAAAAAAGCTCATTGATAAGGCTTAAAATTCCCAAATTCGGGACTAGAGTCCACCATTAGAAAGCGTGGACTCAAATTTTGATCAAATTTTTACGGTGAGAACAAAAACACCAAAGCATTGTTACCGTGTAACTAATCAAAAATAAATCGCCCGAGGTGATCGTAGTGGAATTTTCTAATATGCTTTGGAATTGTCGAGAATGTCAAAACACGACCACAGAAAGCACAGATTGCTGTTCTTTGTGTGTAGTCTTGAAAATACTGGCTAGGTACGTTGTTAATTTTGGAATTGAATAGAGCTTGTTTTACAGCGTATTTCGCATAATGTGACATTATATTAAATGCTCTGATGTTACTTGCTGATTGTAACATCATTGACACGGTAACGAATAAACAATGATTGTATTGCTTATTCGTTACCGTGTAGCAATGCCGTAGCAAGTAACATAATGCGTGATTATGCGAAATATTGTTTTAACATAAAAGCACGCATATTTCCTTACAGAAATTGTTTTCACTTCCGATTTTTGATTTATTCAACATAGATTGAGGTTC